TATCAAAAGCAGGACCATTTTTCGCTTCAGGACCCATAACTTTTAGTGAGTTGAGGAGAACTTTTAGAGCACAGTCTCGTAAAACTACCTCTAGTGGATCTGAAACATTTGCTACTGATGTTGCTCCAATTAGTATGTCAGAGTTGAAGAGAGATACGACTCCTACAAGTGCTAATCCAATAGTTCCAGATGCTACAGAAAATTCTGCAATAGGTTCTGTTAGTGATGTTGCTTTGTCTCAATTTAGAAATAGTATAAAATTTTATTATATTACACAAACAGGATCTGATATCTATTTTGATATTGATGCTTTAACTTGGAATTCTAATTTAGGAAAAACTATAAACAAAACTATGTTTATAGAAGGTAATATAGGATCTGATAATGCACTCACTCCTGCAGCTGCATTTGAGGAGTCTCCTGCATATAATATTTTGTTCGATATTAGTGGTACAATTAAGGGTGCACCTGGATTGGGTGGTGGAAAACCTGGTAATGTTTCAATTACTGGACAAACTGGTGGAACTGCACTTTCTATCATTTCTACTGGTGGAGAAAATTTAGTTGTAAATGTAAACTCCTCTGCAAGAATTTATGGTGGAGGAGGTGGAGGAGAAAAAGGAAAGACAGGAGATCAGGGTGCTACTGGATTATGTCAAGACTTTGAGACTGTTCAAAATTGTGGTGCTTGTCCTGATTGCCCAGATGGATGGACATCAACAAGTGGATGTTATACAGGATCTGGATGTGCAAGATCAAGACCTTGTAACTGGTGGGGGAGTTGTTGGTTTGAAACAACTGCTTATTTTCGTTATGATGATTGTCTTAATGAATATGAAGTAGCTGGTGGACTTGGTGGAGAAGGTGGTGATGGTGGCACTGGAAGAGGACATGGAAATGAATCTGGTGCATTACAAGGAGATCTTGGTGCACAACCTGCTCCTGATAATGGTTGTAACTCTACTCAAGGACAACCAGGCGAAACAGGTGGAGCAGGTGGAGAGTGGGCACTCCCAGGTGGAGATACTAATAATACTGGAGACGGTGGTGCTGCAGGAAGAGCAATTGCAGGGACAAGTTATAGTGTAATTGGATCTATCAGTGCTACTACAATTAAGGGAGATTATCCTGCCACACCCTAAAAATACATAATATTATGGAACCAACTGAACCATCATTTATTGAAAAAACAAAGAATTTTGCTAATTTTTCATGGGATATTATTACCTATATTAAAAAGAATGGACCTGAGTCTTTAGTTGTATCTGATGAAACTTATAAGGTTAGGCATGAGATTTGTAAATCATGTGAAATGTGGATAAAGAAGAAAGATATATGTGCAGAATGTGGATGTTTTATACCTGCTAAGGCTAGAGTTATATTAGAATCTTGTCCATTAGATAAGTGGTCTCAAGATAAAGATGGGTGGGAAGAGGCACTTAAAAAACTTTCTGATAAGATAGATAAAGACAGTTAATATACTGGCACATCGATTTGCAAAATAATGTTGCGTTTGCTATAATAAGTGTAACGAAACAAATTTAATGCAATTACGTCCACACCAAATTGATTCTTTAGTTGCTATGCAGTCTAACACTAAGGGACAAGTTATTGTTCCGACTGGTGGTGGTAAAACAATGTGCATGATAGAAGATGCAATATATCAATTCAAGAGTGCTCCTCAGACTATTGTAGTAGTTGCACCACGTATATTACTTGCAAAGCAGTTATGCTCAGAGTTCCGTGAAATGATTGATATTCATCCTGATGATGTACTGCACGTTCATAGTGGAGAGACAAAGTATTACTCTACAACTGACTCAACTCGTATATCTGTTTGGTCAGCAAAGAAATGTGCATTCAATCAGATAATATTCACAACATATCATTCTCTCCATAAAGTCGTGGAGTCTGAGATTCATGTAGATACCATTTACTTTGATGAAGCACACAATGGAGTTCAGAAGAACTTTGTTGAAGCAGTTGAGCACTTCTCAACACATTCAGCAAGAGCATACTTCTTTACTGCTACACCAAAGCATTCTCTTACACCTCTTAAGGTAGGTATGAACAATCCTGCTATCTTTGGTAATGTTATTTGTCAAGTACCTGCACCTAAGTTAGTGGAGGAAGGACATATCTTACCACCAAAGGTTGCAGTATACAAGACAAGAATACTAGAGAAGGACGAGTTGGTTGTAGATGCTGATTGCGATCAAATGATCAATGCTCTTGATAACATTCAGAAGGACAAAGTATTGATATGTGCTAAGTCTACAAAGCAGATTACTAACTTGATATCTCAAACTCCTTTTGTTGTAGATCTACAAGTACGTGGATACAACTGGATGTTTATTACTTCTAAGACAGGTGCTTTTGTTAATGGTAAGAAGGTTAGTAGAGAAGAGTTCTTCAATACACTTAACGAGTGGGGTGTAGATGGTACAAAGTTTGTTGTACTCCATCACAGCATCCTCTCAGAGGGTATCAATGTAAAAGGTCTTGAGGCAGTATTGTTTATGAGATCTATGGATTACATTGGTATTAGTCAGACTATTGGTAGAGTAATCCGTAAGGGTGCGGAGGACAAAGTTTATGGACTTGTATGTGTTCCAGTTTACTCTAAGGTTGGTATTTCAACTGCAAGAAAGGTCGAAGCAGTTGTTGATACTGTATTCAACAAAGGACAAGCAGCAACTTCAGTTATCAGATCATGAAAACAGACACACTATTAAGGATATACAAAGTGGTTAGGGTAAAACCTAAACCAAAATATCCACCAGTTCGCAAACATTACAACGTACATTTATACGGATGAGAGACACAATTTTATTTGGAGATTGTCGAGAGACACTCAAACAATTTGATGAACCTGCAAGGATGTGTGTAACATCCCCACCTTACTTTGGTTTGCGTGATTATGGAACTGCTACTTGGATAGGAGGAGATCCAAACTGCAATCATATGAGAGACTCAAAAGTTAACCCTAGTAATTGTATTACTGGTCATAAAAATCATGATAAGATGGCAGGGGTAGGGGATGCAATATACAAAACTGTTTGCCCTAAGTGTGGTGCAGTAAGACAAGATGATCAAATCGGATTGGAAGAAACTCCAGAAGAATATATTGATCAATTAGTAAACGTATTCAAGGAGGTGCGAAATGTGCTCACAGATGATGGAACTTGTTGGGTTAATCTTGGCGATAGTTACTATAACTACAGACCAGGAAAAGGACAAGGACTTCCAAAACAAAGTGTCTCAAATACTAAACAAGACTTACCAGATGTGTGTCCTCGTAGAGGAAATAGAATCTCAGGACTCAAGGAAAAAGACCTTATTGGAATCCCCTGGCTCTTTGCCTTCGCAATGAGAGCAGATGGATGGTATCTTAGACAAGATATCATTTGGCATAAACCTAACCCTATGCCAGAAAGTGTAAGGGATAGGTGCACTAAAGCACACGAATATATATTTTTGTTTAGTAAAAATAGAAAATATCACTACGACAATGAAGCAATCAAAGAACCCGCAAAAGATTGGGGAACAAGAGACAGAACAAACGGAAAATACCACAACGCAGGAACAGGACTACAACCACATAGCGGACTTACAAAATCATATCCAACAAAGAATAAACGATCTGTCTGGTCAGTAACAAATAAACCATACAAAGGTGCACACTTTGCTGTATTTCCACCTGAGTTAATTGAACCATGTATTAAAGCAGGGAGTGAGAAGGGAGATATAATTTTAGATCCTTTTATGGGATCGGGTACTACTGGAATGGTAGCAAAACAATTAGGTAGAGATTACATAGGTTGCGAACTTAATGAAGAATATGGTAAACTAATACAGAAACGTGTGACAGATTACAAAGTGTCCATTATGGACATCATTGAATGAATGCTGTATTATAATGAATATATAATTAAAAGGAAACTCCTATGAAAATTAAAGTACAACTAATGGTAGCAGGAAAACTATTCAATGAAATAGTAAATGCTGCAAACTACCATGATGCACAGAAGGTTGCTCTTGCAAGAAA